ATTATTCTATTCCAATTCCTAATTTAATTTTATTGATTAGATAATTACGTACAAACCCCGAGCGCACGATGTCGCCTAGGGTAAACTCTAGACAATTAAACTCTTCCATTTCTTCCAATATTCTCAAAAAATCATGTAGTCCATTTCTTTCATTTTGATTAACCAAATCAGTTTGATCAAAATCTCCACAAAAAATTATTTTAGAATCTTGTCCAACCCTAGTGATAATAGTATCTAGTTCATGAAAATTCATGTTTTGACATTCATCTACTATAATGATTGCATTATCGAAGGTCAGCCCCCGTAGAAAAGAAGTTGATAAAAAGAACAGAGTGCCTTGTCCTTTAAGTCGATCATATAGATTGTTGAATGATTGTTCACTGGGCATTTCAAACATGAACTGAACCATGTTCTGATATGGCACTTGATATAGTGCAGCCTTGTCTTCTTCATCGCCAGGAAGAAATCCAATTTCTCTTGTGGGTATAAGGGAACGCACAAGGACAACCTTATCATAAGATTTCTTCAAATCTAATATGTCTTTTAGTGCCAAATATAATGAAATGAAAGTTTTACCTGTACCCGCTGCACCAAATAAAAACTGATTTTTACCCTTCTTCCAAGAATCAAAAACCACTTTCTGATTATCAGTAATTGGTTTAACAGTAACAAAGTTGCTGTGATTAATTTCTTTATTTTTCTTATTGCTGGCCATCTTTTATATCCCAATCATATAATAGTGAGAGGAGCATATAATACGCCCCTCTCTATGGTACATGGGCGGAGGGACTTCCAAGCTTATATCTACGCTGTGCGTAGATGCTGAAGTTTGATTTCTCGCCCGTACCAATATTTATATCACCTTATGCTTTTTCAATACATTCCTTGTTTGTAAAGTTTTAGTTGATGGTCGGCTATATCTATCTGCAAGGGGGGAACTAGGATGTGCATTTGCTATTTGTTCCATACGCTCATTAAATCCGCCATCCACTTTAGGTCCAACACTCATAATATGATCTCCAACCGCTGCAAACATTACTGGAACCTGACTAATATGTGGATTATCTTTTAAATATTTTTCTCTTTCACTTATACCCATAAATTCTTCAAAGATTTCCTCTGTATTATTGTCTATAAATGTATATGTCGGCATTAAACCTTTAACTCCAATTGATCAGGATTGCCTCCCAATTCTTTAATTTTGTACTTCAAATTTAAAATAGTTTCTGCAAGCTCTTTTTGTCTCATTAACATAACATGTACAGATTTTTGCAATTCTATAATTTCTCTTCTCAGCAAATCTTCCTTGTTCATTACCTTTGTCATGTTTCATGACTCCTTCTAATATATAGGGAACTTTGTTATTCCTATTCGGTTGCGTACATATCCGAATTTCGGTTCTCAAAAAGTTCATTACCATCAAAATAATCATCCCAGAATTCCTTTAGCATCTGGCTAACAATAAGAACATCATGCTTTTTCATATAATGAGCAGCAGCTCGATTATAAATGTCACGTTCCATTTCAGTCATCTTTTAAACTTCTTCCTTCATATCATCACGTTCTGTAAGTCCTTCGTTCTCAAGGAACCGAATAAACAAACCCAACTGTCGTCCATAGGCTTCTATCTCCCAAGGATAATCAAAATAATCAACCTCTTTCATATGAATTTTTTCACCCTTAAATCGAACCATATTAGGTTTCATATATTCATACATTTCATCCTTGGCCCATTGCTTAACATGAACCATTTCATGAGCAAGGCTAATCAGAAGATTTCGAATTTTCACGCCAGAGTCAAGCTTGATAGTAAACTCTCTAGGGCGAGGGCCTTCATCTTCCCAGATAGCAGTGCCCTCACAATCAGTCTTATCTATCATATTTTTCTTGAGGTTGATGTTGATTTTCAATCCCGACATGAGCCTCTTGCCCATCAACTTCTCAGCATACCACCAAGCCGCAGTTTTTACTAACTTGCGAGTTGTCTTGTTGGAACCTTTAACGTGAATAAGCATTAGAGATACCAAGTTCCTTTCGACAAAAGTCCCTCATTTGCATCTTTACATTTTGCAGTATTTTTGACACCACGTTCTTTAAGTTTTTCAAGACGAAATCCTAGATTGTTTAGACCATAGATAAGATCAGTCCAACCAGTTTTAAGAATTTCATCCACAACATACTCGTTGATTTCTACCTTTTTCTTAGGGCCATCAACAAGCGCAGCATAACACAAATCTTCAAGATATTTATTAATATTCATAGTCCTCACCTAAGATACACAGGGCCCGTCCAGTTGATAGGATAGTTCCCCTCAAGGATGTTTCCCCGAGCCTTGTTCCGAGCAGGAGCAGCGTAACCAGCAGGTTTCAGAATGTCACCCTTCTTGAACTTCTTGTCATTGTCAACACCAACGACAAACGCCTTAACACCACCTGATTTTTCATGAATCTTGATATACTTCTTACCGTAGGTGATGGTGAAACCATCAACAAACTCGGCACACATCTTCTTCCGAATATCATCATTCGGAGGCATGAACTTCGTATAGTCCTCAATCATAGCGTTCTTCATCTTAGTAAGGCCCGTGAGGACAGTATCAGCACCTTCAGCAACGTAAACAGTCATATCAACCTCTTTCAATCATCATTGTGTCCTTATTTTACCATACGGAACAGAATTTGTCAAGCAAAATCGTAAAAAAATATGTCCCCTAAGTCCTTGATTCTAAACGATTTTGTAAAAAAACTTCATATCCACAAATTGTGTGACATTTTTACAACATTATCCTGTCCGTGGAAGTTCTTGATAAGTATCCCCGATAACCGTAAATTCATCATTCCAATCAAAGGCTTCCATCACCACATTTTTAGAGAGGCCCTTGTATTTTTGGTGTAAAATTTTGTCTTTCGCAGCGACCAACAAGTCTGCCTCATCAGGATGCAAACTCTCCAACAACTGAACAAACATCATCTCTCGCCTGTTCTGTTGTAGGGAATTGTTACCACCCTCAATATAATGATAAAGCTTTCTCGCTTCATACGACAAATCGCTGTGTTCTGTTCCTTCTGGTGCTTCATTCATAGTATATGGAACTTCACCCACTGGAAGAAGCCACCTAATTTTGGGATCAAAAGAGGCTTTAATTATCATACGAAGAGAATCAGTATTATGTTCTTTCAGATATGTAACCTTATCTTTCTTTGTTTTAATCTTACCCAACTTGGATAGCACTTCATGGAATGACGGTGTATATGTTTCTTCTGGCATTAGAATTCTCCAATCGATTCTGTGAGATTTCGCAATCTCTTTTGTATAAAATAATTTAGTAGTTTACTACGATCACCTGATGGTGCATTGTGATACTCTTCTAGAATTTTAAGATAGAGCTCATCTGGTGATTTGGTTAAGTCAATCAGAGTTACATTCCTCTGAAAGTTTCTTTTTGTTTCATCATTAGGCAATACATCTTCAATAGGCATATTCCCTAGTTCTGGATGTTCATTGTCAATCCATGATGATATCTTTTTCTTACCTAAAGGACGTTGACGCAATCCATCAACAAAAGTATTGTCTGATGACAGTACATTTGGTATACCATCACTTGCATCTCCCTTTAGAACATGCTCCTGTAGATATCGGTAAGGGTCTTCACCATTAACAAATTTCTTGGTAATAGGACTGAACTGTGATACATTCTTGTACTTCTGCAGCTGAATGAAATCCTTATCACCCGACAGAATGAGTGTCTTACCGTTATCAAACTCTAATTCACCACACAATGCAGCGATGATATCATCTGCTTCTGCACCGTAGACTTCTAGAAACTTGTAAGGGAAAATATCTTTAAGTTCATCCCTGATAGAATTCAAAACTTCAAAGATGGCATCCCAATCTTTGTTGTCATTCTCTCTGGACTTCCTTCTGTTCGCCTTATATTGGGGAAAGTAATCACGTCGCCAATAATGTTTAGAGTCATAACACAAAACCAATTCACCAAACTCTGAAGAAAATTTGGTACGATACATACGTAAAGAATTGAGAATCATATGTCTCACCATATTTTCATCAAGCTTTTTAGACTTACTCATGTGCAAGTGCATCATTACACTTGCAAGAGAAATCTGGTTCATATCAACTAATATAATTTTCTTAATCCTTGTTATGATAAATCTGGGTCGTCATTATCATCATCATCATCGCCATCAATAAGATGTTGATTTTCAACTGTTTCTAAATATAATAATAATTCTTCAACCTGTTCTTGATTTAATTTCCCCCCAGTAAAAGACAATAATGCCTCTTTTTCTATAGAAAGTTCTTTTAAAAGACCAGATATCATTTGCGTTGGGTATGAAAATCCTATACTTCTATATATACTGCCTTTCATTATTTCAATTATTAATGACATTTCATAAACAAAATTCTTATCATCAATGTTAATACCTTGCGTTTTTAAATTATGAATTGCTTGAACAATAATGTCTTGAGTAAGGGCATTAACAAATTCTTGAGCAGCTACAACTTTAGAAACCTCTTTAGTTATTTCTCCAGCAGAAAGAGAATTATTTTCTTCCTTTTCTGGCCACGGCCCCTTTATTACGTTTGCTGACTTCTTCTCTGTCGTTTCCATATCCCATTTCCTCTTCAAACATTTCTTTTGTGTAGACGCATCCCATATCGGGATAAAAAGTTCCAATATCTCTTTTGGGTTGGCCCTTCTTGGAACCATACCAGTGATAAGCTAAAGCAGTGCAACGCTTGAGAATTTTATGCTGTTGATTTTCACCATAAAAATCATCAATCCAATCACCATCTCTAAGATATTTTTGCATATTTTTTATATATCCTTCATGAATAGCTACTTGTGCTAGAGACCCTTTAATTTTTTGTCTTACTTGAGCCCGTGCTTCTTTAGCAAGATCTTTTTGTGTCTTAATCCATTTCTTAACTCTCTTAGGATGTCTCCAATGATCTTCTGGTAAATTACGAATGCATTCATTAACATTTGATAATCCATAATCTGGATTTTTTTCTGCCCGAACTGCTCTTGCTTTTTTTAGACGTTCTGCTGCAGCAGCCTTTTGTTCTTTAGACATAGGTTTACGAGGCTTGCGTTTCTTAGGCATTTATGTTCCCATTTCTGCTTTACGTTTTTCTTCTTCTCTTTTATATCTACGAATTCCAGCAGCCTTAGCATGTCTGCGTTTCTCTCCCTTAGAACGATAAAATTCACGTTCCCTTAAATCATCCAAAATACCTTCTTGTTGAACCTTCTTCTTAAAAATTCTAAGAGCTTGTTCAACATTACCATTGCGTACTTTAATCTCCATCTTCTTCTAAGGCCTCCTTGACCTTCTCTGTAAGATTATCATAGGTAGCATAACTGCCACCCATCCATTCACCTTTCCTCATCAAATTATATAACAAAAAACCATTAATAGGCCAACAATTAATCCTTCACCCCAAGCTGCATAAACACAACAAACCGGATACTTATAAATTATATTAATATGCCAATTCCAAAGTTTCTTCATTTTACAAGTACTCCCCAAAAATTACATTGATGTGATCAATCGCATCTTCTAGGTCTCTAAACAACATGGAAGTGTAGTCAAATGCAGGATGGAAATGAACAAAATCATCATCACTTACAATCCATACGGGCTTTTGAAGTGAATATGCCCATGCAATTTCAGTTGTAGTTCCATAAGAAGGTCGCCGTTTATTAACATATACTGGCAACCATGCGAGAACTCCATCACAGTTCTTAATGTCAAGATAATTCTTAGTAATGATGCGTTTTTTAGTTTCAAAAGCAGCCGTACCAACTTCTTCAGCACGATACGGGTTAATACCTTTAATACCGTAGAGAAAATCACCTTTAACTTTATCTCGCCAATCATTAATTTCATTATCATTACATCCCTCAATTGGTCCTGCAAGATAAATGTTTATCATAAAATAACCTTCACTTCACAATTTGCTGTGCATCATTATCGGATATCCGATAATGCTTTAGCCACGACTGTTGAAACAGGAACAAGTTCTTTATCCCCATCTTTATCAGTTGTGGTATAAAGATATCCATCTGCTTCTAATTTACTCAATAACGCATCAACGATGTCATCAATTTCAGCAGCAGTAAAACTTTCTCTAACGGCTAAAAATTTGCCCAGACAAAAGCTACCAACTATGAAACCTAATGCAATCAATGTATGTAAGTACGGGTCCATAACAATATTTATACCTTCATTTGTTAATCCTACATACATTATAAAGGTAAATACTAGAAATGTCAAGAACCTTCTTTAAAAAATATTTTTAATTTTATCGCCCAATTTGGTTGTAAATGGTTTGTTTTCTTCAGCCTCAACATTTTTATTATGCTCTTTAATCTTATCATTCACTCGTTCATTCTCATTTGCAGCCTTGTCAATTGCAGTTTGTTGTTTTTCATAGTATGACTTATACGCTCCAATGATAGCTTTCTGTTGTCTTACTAGTTTCTGTATCTTTGCCATGTTCACCGAAAGGATTTCATATCCTTTATCAGTGACACCGAATATAACTCGTTTATATCCCTTCTTATCTAGTTCATCCAGAACAGACATAATATTTTCTTCTGTGACAACATACCAATCAATTCTCTCTAGTTTTAACACATCGACTTCTGGCAAAACCAAAGGAACCCGTTCAACCGCTGTGGTTGAAACTTCCAGACGTTTTACAGAAGAACAACTAGTTAGGAAGGATATAACTAGGATTGGCAACACTAGGGCAACTAGTGTTTGCTTTACTTTTCTTTTCAACATTCACTTCTTTCTCCGTTAATGAGGAACCTGATATAATTTCAAAACATCTAAACACATCAGCTGAACCATTGTTAATTATTTTTTGAATAGGTTTGGGTTTAGCAAGCGCAAGACGACCAATATTTCTTTCACCAAGTAATTTTGAGGTCTT